AAATCAGTCATTGCCTGACCAGAATTATCAGCATCCGTTAAGAATGTGAAATATGCTTGTTCAGTATCAGTCGCAACTTCTGGAACATTAGTTTTTTTCAATCCTGCCCAGATATTTTGATTATCAATAGCCGCACTTGTTCTGATGCAAGCTTCCCACGTAACTTGGTTTTCAGTACCCCACACGACACCTGTCCAAGCAGTTTGTCCACTGTCTAAGTGTGGAGTTAAAATTGCTTGGTCTTGATCAGCGCCTGCTGTTGTTAACGTAATCACTGCAGAAGTAGCGCTTCTAGTAGCTAACGCTGTAGTCATGTTAGTACCTAGTACTTCAAAGTTAACGCTTTTGCCTACTCCTGTTGAACCAGCTTTAAAACTTTAACTGTTAATGTTCCAGATCCAAGATCTATCGCACCACCTGTAAAGTTTCCTAAAACAACTGTAACTGTGTTTGATGCTGTTACTGATGCCGTTATAGTTAAGTCTGTAACATCAATACTCATTGTTGCTACCGCATAGTCTCCTAGAGCTGCGCCTGTAACTGTTAAGTCTTCCGTTGCTTCATTGCCGTCGTCTATGCTGCCCCAGTCTTTTGTTTCTGAGCCTTGTAGGTAAGCGTTAAGAGCAGGAAGTTGATTAAAATACTCGTCGAGATAATATCTTCGAGAGTCTTTCATTCCGCTTTGGACCGTTCGATCAGAAATAAGACCTGTAGATGCAGTTCTACTAATCACCTTAAAGTTGTTCTCAGATCGTACCGGACCGTTAAATGTACTATTTGCCATATTGTAATCCTCCTAGTTTTGCGAATGCTGTCTCTAGGCCGTCGACTATACTCGTCAGCATTCTAAATTAATTGTATAGTAATTTTTTATAACTCTTTTTTGCAAAGAGTGCAAGGTATCCCTGTAGAAATGTATGATTTTTGATAGCGCTTAAGTGGCTATCGAAACTTCGGCTTGGGCCTCGTCTACTTTAGCTTGAAGAGTATCTGCTTCAAACTCTTTGGCAACGATCTCTTTAATAATATCCTGGATTTTTCTATTGATTTCAATCATTCGGATATTATGCTTCCCTGACTTCAGGTGCTCCTGTTGCCATTCTAACTCCAAGGACCGTTTCGTATTGTACAGGTCTTCGGTCATTTGTAACCTCCTCATAGGTTATCCATTTACCTTTTTTATTGGTAAATCCATCAGATTCAAACTTTACCTCATTTTTTCCCAGTTTGTCAAGGATAGATTTTTCTATACCTTCTTTGCTGTCTTCAGCCATAAGGGTAAAAGTGGCATAATAGCCTTTCCAACGGATTTGTATTCGGAAGTTTTTCATAAGTAATTTCTCTCTTTATAGTCAAAATGAGGCGGTTTTGAGGCCGCCTCATTTTTTTATTTATTATGCTCCTGGTGTTCCGAAAATACCACGCCAGTCAGATACGCCAAAAACGTATCTTTCTCTAGCTTTGTATCTTACGTTACCAGTATCGAAGTCACCTTCCATGGATGTTTTAAGAGGTGCTCTATCGAAGTGTTTAAGTCCGTTAGGCACGTCTGTAGTCACGAACCATGCATCTGTATCACTTAAGTAGTGATTAACGACATAGCCTTCAGGAATCATATTCATATTCTTGAGTGCATTGATGTCATTATCTGCAGTACCTACTCTACCTTGAGATTTTAACAATCTTTCAGCAGTAAATTGAAGCGCAGAAGGAATTATTAATTTCCTTGCTTTTGCTGCAACTTTTAAACCTCTTTCGTCTTTGAACGCTGCAATGTCAATCATTGCTTGTTCTAAAGAGGTTTCATTAAGGTCCGAAGCAGTAGACAAGATGTTAGTTTGAGTACCCGATAACGTTGGGTGCGCAGCTATCAATAATACTTGACCATCACCATAAGTCGGATTACCCGACCCAGTGAAGCCTGTATTTAAAATAGCAGCACCTTTAGTATTCTTGGTACTCGCCATAGATCTTGCCAAAGCTTTTGTGTAACGAGAAGCGAGTCTATCGTAGAGATTATCTTCGATAGCTTCTTCTGTAATTGCAAAAGCTAATGCGATGGTTTCCATAGTGTAACGAGCAGTGTAAGTTTCCTGAGCGAAGTCAAAAGCTACCCCTTGACCTTCAGGTTTTACAGCTGCATCGCCAAAGCCTGATAACATTACTTCCTCTTCGAAAGCTCTGTCAGAAGACTCTGTTACGAAGATTTCTTTCGTTTCGTCTGCGTATTGCTTGTATTCCAACCCGAACAAGGCATTTAAACCTGGTTCTAGTTCTTTGACAAGCTGTTGTCGTGAAATAGCCATAATTTATATCCTATGTATTCGTGTAGTTGTAATAAACATGCTCATTGAATTTTACAATCCAATTAGAGTTAGCAGTGGATAAATCTGTATTAGATGGATCTTCACTTTTTCTAATCATAGTGAATTGTCCACCTGCTACAGCAGCTCCAGTGATTTCCTCTTTAGATCTCCCATTGATTGTTGAACCCGCTGTGTAAGCCATGTCGTTTCCACGACTAGCTACAGTTTGAGCCAACGTGCCTGAAGTTTGCACTTCAAACAGGTCATCAGGATTATCATACACAAACGCTGTTGCTTCGGCCGCGACATCGCCGGGCCAATAGTTTTTAAACGTTGGTTTAGAAGTTGTTGGATCGTGTAGAAACAACCATTAAAGATACCCACATTTCTAACAGCATCAGTTTCAGATGAGCCAACATAGCCATAAGCTAGCGTGCCTCCACCTTCACTAATTACTACTCCGTTACCTGCAGTCATCACATCACCCGCGAAAATAGCACCTGTGGTGCCACTTTGGATGATGTATTTTGATGTACCTTCAGAAGTTGGTCTACTACCGAGTCCACCGACTTGTCTAAAACCGAACGGTGCGTCTTGGTTTGCCATATTATTACTCCTTGTAAATAGCTCTCGCTATTTACGGTTAATTAAAATCGATGGTGGGATTGCCCCTAAAAGAATTATTCTTTTTTTGTACCACCGAAGGTTACGCGAGATTGCCGCTCCTGTTGGATCGGCATACTCTTATGTTGCTCCTTACCAAGATCGTACTCTAATGCTTCGTTAGCATCGGATGTCATTTTTTGATAATACGCATCACGCTGCTTAGCGATCTCTTCGGGTATCCTTGCCAACACAAGGCCACCAACTCCGATTAAGCCCTTATACTTCCCTTCATTGATTACAGGATATTCGGATCCAGGGTATTCATCGGCTCGGACTAATTCCCAGCCAGATCTGAGTTTACCTTGTAAATTTTTGGTATCGTCAAATCCCATTGTTTCTACCCGGATCCATCTATGCCTGAAACCCGTCGGGGCTTTGGGCGCATCTAAAGATGATGGTGGAGTCCAAACCTTTGGTCTATCAGTTTTAGACCTAGTCTGACTCGCGCGAGAAGTTTTATTTTCTGTCATATGCTTATACCTCCTTCACGTTTAATAATTGTTTCGCATATTCTTCGAGTGGCACATTCAATTTTCGTGCAATTTGCACTTGTGATGATGTGAGTTTCACACTTTTGCGGCCTGGTTTCACGCCTCGTCTCACCGAAGCAACTGTCTGAACAGTTTTAGCCGATCCTTCTTTTGTATCAAATTTATGCGGAAAGTCAACTTTTATTCTTTTGTCGATTTCTGCATAGTATTCATCTGATTTAGGATCAAACCCTTCTTTTTCGACCAGATCTTTATGAATCTCGAACGCCGTGAAAGTCATGGCTCGGTTTTGACCGAACCAATTATTCTTCGTCGCCCAATCTTCTGCCTTCTCGTCAACTTGAGGAAGCGTCGGAGTTTTCTCCGGTGTTCCTCCTCCATATGCAGGAGTTCTCGGCTCCTTTTGATATGTGTCTCGTCTTAGTTTTTCAGATTCAACACCTTTAGCATCACTGGTTAAAGTACTCAATTCTGTCTGAGCTTCAACTTGTTTTGCCGTGTCTCCTGATTCAATAGCCGATGCTAGTTTTCCTTTAACCGCATCCAATTGGCTTTTGATTCGTTCTTCTGAGTCTTTAAGATAAACGGAATCAAGCTTTGCGTATCG